ATCATCTAATTGTTTTACCACTTTACAAGTGGAACATCTTTTATGAATTTTTCAATCAATCTCTATAAAACAAAATGCTTTAGAATCTATATATTTTTCAATAGTAGTATAATAATAATTATATTTTTCAGCTACATATTTTATAGATTCTCAATTAATTATATCTTTTTTAATATTATCTCTATCTTCTTGTCTTATAATTCTTTTCATATATTATTGCTATTAATATTTATTCAATTAATAATTAATATCCTTCAATCTTTGTATAATTTATAATTATTTACATTAAATTCAACTCTTCAATTAATACTATAAAAAATTGTTTTATGTGGTAATGCAGAAAATGATAAAACTTCATCTTCAAATAATTTCTTATTATCTACTTTTAGTATAACTTCCATAGGTTTTTAATAAATAAATAACATTATTATGTGCTTTTAAATTTAAAATAAAAGCTATTCTTTGATATGTATAATTTTTATATCTAAAAAAATCAGCTATTTTAAACCTTAATAAAACATAAGGTTTTGATCTATTTACTTCTAATAATTTAAAATAATCCAGATTATCATCTTTAGACATTTTTTTTATTATATCAAATTCATAATCATTTCACTTAAATTCCATATTTATTTTTTCTTAAATGATATATGTTTTCTATCAACTTTCATAAGCTGATATTGTTTCTTATTATCTGTGCTTCTATAAGCCATTATTGTAATCCATCTATGTCACTCATCTATAGTTATATATCAATAATATAACTTGTATTCTTCATCAATATAGAATATTTCTTTACCTACATTATCATTCACTTTCTCTTTTTTCTTTTTAATAGGTTTTGTAGCCTGCTTTCAGCTAACAATTTTTCAATCTATTTTAATAGCCATAATTATATTTATCAATTAAATCTTTTCTTTATTGTTCATTTTGGAACATAAATTATTTCTTTTATTTTGCATTGTTGGAATAAAAATCATCTTTCACACCTAACTTCTTTTTTATATGCTGGTTTAATTATGTTTGTTTCTTGTAATTCAACTGCTGGCAATGTAACTAGTTTATATTTATCTTTTCAAGTGACTTTGTAGGCATAATAAACAGGTTTACTATCCACACTTCAAAATCATAAAACAAAACTTCAATTAATTTCTGTTCATCTCTCTATTGATACAATAGGAATATATTTATTTTCACCTCCAACTGATACTATTCCAATAAAAAATACTATAATAAAAATAAAAATTATATCTCAAGATAAATTACTATCTTCAAAAATATATCATATTGCTAATAAAAAAGCTGTTATTCAATATACACATAGTTCAAATATTTGTAATTCAGTCATAGTTTTTAGTTATTAATTAAATCAGGATTTTCATAAATGTTTCAAATAACTTCTCTTCACACAAAATCAGGTCTATTATAATCATTACAACAAAAACATCATCAATAAAAAGTTACTATTGAATACTCTTTTATTTTATCATTTTCACAAAAATATTCCCATCAGATTATATCTCATTCATAAATTTCTTTTTCATTTACATCTTTTAATCCTGTATATTGCATAAGTTCAATTTCATTTTCACTCCTCCAAGCTGAATTAGTATTAATAATTAATTCTTGTTCTTCTTTTGGTTTTGGTTCAAGTTTTATTCAATCTATTTTTATAGTATCTTTTCTATAAAATTGTATATCTTCCACTTCTATCATTTCTTTTGTATCTTTTAACCAAGCTCTAAATTTTATTTCTCTATTCATAATATTTCTTTAATAAATAAAGCTAACTCATTATCTCTTATTGCAAGAGCTTGTTTAATAGTTATATAATCTACTAATTTTTTAAATCAAACTTCTTTATTCATACTATCATAAAATATCTTATCTCATCATATAACTATATAATCTGCTTGCATTATTTTTTCAATTCATCTAGCTATTGCTTCAATAAAACTTTTCCTACAAATAACATCATTTAAACTATTAGTCCAAAATTCATCTAATTCTTTATCTTGATAACCAATTAAATAATTCCAGCCATTATAATCAATTTTATTTACATATTCTAAACTACAATCATCACATCAATTTTCATAAGCAAATTGTATATATTGTTCTATTAGTTTAGTTTTCATAATATTTATTTATTAGGTGTTAAAATTCTTTGTTCTGCAATTTTAAAATAGTTTTCATCAAGTTCTATTCAAATAAAATCTCTGTTTAGATTTTGACAAGCTACTCAACAACTTCAATTTCACATAAAAGGGTCAAATACAATATCTCACTTATTACTACTATTTCATACTAATTGTTCTAATAATGACACAGGTTTTTCTGTTGGGTGTTTTTCAAATCATAATTCTTCTTTATAATATTTCCTAAATTTGTTTTTATGTCTTAAAATATTATCATCTCATTTATTATTTATATATTTAGCTTTTCATTTATATAAAAAAATTATAAATTCAAAACTTTTCATATACCATCTGTTTGCTGTTTTATTTCATTTTTCCCATATAAGAATATTATGTAATTTAAATCAAGCTTTTCTGCTTTCTGTTAAAAATTCTTCTAAATTTAAATTATTAGTCATAATATAACAATGAGAACCATTTTTTAATATTCTAAATAAATCATTAATATAATTTTTGATATAAACATCTTGATGTTTAAAAATTTTTCACACTCAACTTTTTATAACACTTCATTTATATTTATTCTCATATCATTTACTTCATCAAGTAATAGTTTTATATGGAGGGTCTGTAACTATTAAATCCACACTATTATCTTCCATTTTTTGCATTTCTTCTAATGCTTCTCAATTAATTAATTTCATATTTTATTTAGTTAAATAATTAAATATTTGCTCATACACTTCTTTATTTTGAATACCAAAAAGTTTATTATTATCTAATTTACAAATTATATCTTTGATTTCTCATTTATTTCCTGTTTCATAAATAAATCAATCAGCAGTTATTGAAATAAATAAATCTTTTTCAAAACAATACATTCTTAAATGTCTTTCTTCTAATGGATTTAAAAGCTCTTCTAAATATTTTTTTATTTCTGGAACTTCTTTTAAAAGTTCTCTTAATTTTTGTTTGTAAGTCATAATTAAAATTTAAATACTAAAATATAAATTATAAAAAATAATTCTATACTTATTATAGTTTCATAAGATATTTTATTTTCAAAATAAACTAAATATATAGTTAATAATATAAACATTATTTTAAACTCCATAATTAATCTTTTAAATTAAATAAAATATTCCACTCATTTTTACATTCTTCTAAGCATTTTTCTGCATCTTCTCATTTTGCAAAAATAAGTTCTAAAATTCAAATTTTATCACTTATAATTACATTTAATTTATTAAAATTATTAGTTCTTTCAATTATGTATGAACTATATGTTAATCTACAATTGCTTCTTTTTATAACATATCATATATTTTCTTTTAATTTTATCTCATTCTCCCAAATCCATTTTTTAATATAAGCTAAAGCTTTTCTTTTATTAAGTTCTTTTTCTGCTTCTTGTTCTGTTAGAAAAACATTTCAAACACTTAATCTTTCTTTATAATCCCATTTCTTTGCTAATTCATCTAATAATATATCTTTATTAACATTAAATCAATCTGTTATATAATAATATTTATCTCAATATTGTAATTCATAAATACTTTTAGGTTCTTTTATTTCTTCTAGCCAATTTTTATATTGTCAATATTTTATTAGTTCTTGTAATGCTTCAGAAGAATGTATAGCTTCTTTTGTAATATCATAAGTTCATCCAACTCTTAAATATTCATTATTATATTCAAATATAGTTCAAACTTCCAATCAAGGAAGTTCTTTTAATAATTTGTATTTTTTCATAGGTTTTAATTAAATTATAAATTAGTCACACTTATTATCTCATAAATATCTTCATCTTTATTATAAACTATTGAGTATCATTGATCCACCCAAGGTTTATAAAATTCTAGAAATTCAACTTCTATATTATTTGTATCAACAATAACATCATCAGCTCATTCTTCATCAAAAATTCATCAACTAAATTCAAAAAATTGTTCTTCTAATGTTTCTAAATCATCTTCAGATAAATTAAATGTAAATTTTATTTTCATAATAAATTATTATATTGTAAATTCTTCTTTCAATACTTCCTCTTCAGATAAGAAAATATCTTCTTTTATAGATTCTGGATTTTTAATAAATTTAGTTAAATCAACTAAATCTTTTTCATATTGTTCCCATGCTTTTTCTAAAATCCAATTAGGTACTTCTATCCATTTTACTCATTTAGTTGTTATTAAAGCTAAAGCTCAACTATATCAACCTCATAACATAAAATTATATCAAGCTAATTGTCTAATATATCTAGCTGTAAATTTGGGAACTCATCTAAATTGTAAGTCTTCCAAAACCATATCTATACTTCAACTAGTTTTTAAATCAACTATAATTTTTTTCTTAGGATTATAAAAATCTGGTAATCATTTTATTTTTATATCATGTATTTCTCAATTTTCATCAGTAATAGTATATTCTTTTAATAATTCAGTTTGAGCTTTTGTATCAGGTAGGGAAATAAAATCTTTAAATTTTTTCCATTGATTTCACCATGATATCATTTTTAAAGCATCTGTTTGCATAGTCTTAGTAATTTCTTGCTTATCAGATTTTCATGTTCTTCTACTTACTGCCTCATAATCTTCCCAAACTTTTTCTCATTCTCAATCAAAATATCTATCAACTATTTTACCAACTATCATAGCATCATTTATTTCAAATTCCATTGTTTTATCTATGTAAAATGCTTTGTAGATATCTGGAGTAAGTGTTCTTTCTCAATATTTATTATATTTTACAAAATTTCACATTTGTGAATTTGAAATATAATCTGTTTTTTTGAAGTAGTCTTTAGTCATTACATATTTTTAAGTTCTAAAATAGTTTTTTTATATTCCTCTTTTGAAACACTTTGTTTAAATTTATCTAATAAGAAAACAAGTTGTTTCTTTTGTTTTTGATAAATACTATCACTAGATAATGCTTTATCAAATTCAGAATTGAAAACAGAATCTAATTTTTCTCTTACTTGTTCTTCTGTTTCTCATTCATCTCATGTTATAGAAACATATATTTTTTTTCTTATCATCTGCATTAATACTCAATCAGTATCAATGAATGGTAAATTTTCTTCTCTTGAAATTGTTATTTTACTCATAACCTATGTTTTATATAATTAATTTGTTCCTCATCACAATTATGATGTTCTTTAAGATATTCATCAAAAGTAACATTAGTGATATCAGATGTAAAAAAAGCTTGTAACTTTTTTAAATTGTATTCTCTATTTAAGTGATTGAATAATTTTACATATTGCTTCATTTTTATCTTTTTAAATAATTAAAATAACTTTGTCTTGTAATTCAGTTATTCTCATAAACATCTCTTTTAGCTTTTCTTAATATTGCTAAATCTTCATGATATTTTTCTCTTAATTTTTTCATTTGATTATCTAAATCTTTCAGTTGTCATTTCACAACTTTAAATATAATTGGGTCTATTTTTGAACCTCTTTTTTTCTCTCTCATATATTTTTATTTAAGAATTAAATTATTTATGCAAGTAATATACTATTTAAAACTTATTAAAAGTCAAAACTTTTTTATAATTATTTTTACAATATTTTGTATTTTAATGACTTATAATGATAAACAAGCCAAAATAAAATCTATTTACAAATATTAAATTTATTGTTAATTGTAAAATTTAATACTATCTTTTATTCTATATCTTACATTATATCAATAGAATTTAGTTCATCATTTGTATAATTTCCAGCAATAATCTATTTGTTTATATGTATCTAAGAACCATTCTGCAAAATATTTATCATTTGGGTATTTATATCATTGACCTCTTAATATTTCTGGGTGATAGCCAGCATTTACTTGGCAAATTCAATAATCTCTATATCAATTAGCTCAAACAATATTACTTGGCCTTGTTATTGTCCATCTATAATTTTCAGCAGTAAGAGTTAAAATAAAATCTTTATTGTATCAGCTTATTTTATAAGCATAGTTAATCCATTTTTGTCTTTCATCATTTTTATCAAATCATAAATGCAAAACTTTTCTTTGTTTTTCTAAATATCTTTCTCTATTTTCTTTAATAGCCTGTAAATCTTTGATTCTAGCTTCTTTAGAATAAATAAATTCCTTTTTAATTTCTTTAGCCTCAACTATTGTTGGTATTGGTGGATTAATGTATTTAAAAAGTCATCATAATAAAGTAAATAAAAATCAAATAGTAAGAAAAATCAGTCAATATTTTTTTAGTGTTTCAAGATATTTAATTTCAAACAAAACACCTTTTAAACTTCTTTTTGTAAACATAATTAATTAAGTTAAATAATAATGTAATAATATACTAGCATATTTTTTAATATATTGCAAATATTTTTATAAATTATAGCTTGACTTTTTATTTTATATAGGAGGGGGTAGCTTTTGCCTTATTTTGGAATTTACTATAGTGAGTTTCAGATATGAAAAAAAGGGCAGGGGGTAAAAATTTCCTCATATTTGGAATTTTATATAGTGAGTTTGTGAAATTGATTTTAGTAAATATTAAATTTAAAATACTTATATTATGTGATGTAATGTTATTTTTTATTTTGCTTGTTTTTATACTCTAATAATTTTTAAGCTATTTTTAAAAGTTTTTACATTTTATAAAATTTAATTTATATTAATTTTTGGCTATATAAAGCTATAATATTATATATTGTAAAAAAAAGTTCAAAAAAGTTTTGACAAAATAACATAAATTTGATATACTTATTGTGTAAGTTAAATACTTATATATTTTAATTTAATAATTTTTTTATTTATGCAAAAAATAATTATAAAAGTAAGTTATGAACTAGATGACTTTAATTATTATCAAGATTCTTATATTAAGAATAATATAATTGAAATAAAAGAAAATTTACATGAAAGTATAAAAGAATATATAAAAAATAATGATTTTGTAGATTTTACAAAATCAAAAGATTTTGATTATATATATAAAGATAATGACAAATGAGAAGTTAAAAAAGTAGGTTATATATATAGAACAAAGCATGATATAAATAATAAAATAAAATACTGATATGCTTGGGTAGAAATATTATGAGAAATAAAAGATTTTAATTTTTAAAAAAATAATATGCAAAAAATAACAAATAAAAATAGAGCATTTGACTCTATGAATAAAAAAGCTATACAATATAGCAAACAAATACAAAAAGAAAAATATTTTAACAATAAATTTAATTTATTTAATGATCCTTTTACTTTAATTTAATAATAAAAATAATATGAATAATAAAGAATATATTAAAAACATTATTGAAGCAGAAATAAAAGATTTTGCTTTAGAAAATTCTATTGATTTAGAAAAAACTGATTATTATATAAATAATATCAATAATCAAATTGATAAACTATTTTAATTAAATAACTAACAATAAAAACATTATGAAAACAAATACAATAGAAAAACTAAAAGAAAAATATAATCTAAAAGGTTATATAACAAATAGTATAAAATCAATATGATATAACAATAGATTTTTAGATAATCCCAAATATTTTTTAAAAGACCAAAGTTTTGATTTACTTTTTGCAAAAAATATTAATGAATTATATGATTATATTTTATATACAATAGAACCTTGAAAAAAAATTTTACTGAATAAATTTGATAATTATTATACAATAGAGTTTTGAAAAACTAAACTTTATTGTGTAGGATTTTAATTTAATAAATAAAAATAATATGATTATATACTTAATATTTGCTTTATGGTTGTATATGGTAATATTTTTATAAAAAGTCAAGGTAAAAATATATTGTATAATATAACTTTAAAATATCAAATAAGAAAAATATAACAAAAGTCAAGGTAAAAAGTACTATTGACTTTTGTTTTTTTGATTGTTTAATTTTTTGGACTTAACAAAAGTGTTAAGTTACTTTTAAGCTAAAATAAGCCATTATTTTTTAAACTTAACAAAAAAGTTAACAAAAGTGTTAATGTTGTATAATATAGTTTTGAAAGTGTTAAGTTTTTAAAAAATGTAAAAACTTTTGTCAAGTATTTTTGAAATTTTTAAGCTAAAAAAAGTTGATAAAAGTTTTTTTTATTGTTTAATATATGTTTTTTATTAGTAATACATAAAAAGCAATAAGCTGTCAAGTTGTAAAAAGTTGAGAAAGGGTAAAAGTTAACAAATAGATAAAAAAAGTGTTAAGTTTTGAAGTAAAAGTGTTAATTTTAAGGTTTTTGCCAATCTTTACAAAGTCTTTAAAATGTGTTATAATATAATTGTAAAAAAAAATACAATAAAAACTTAACACTTTCAAAAAAAACTTAACACTTTCAAAAAAAAAGTGTTAACCTATTTGATAGCTAGTTTTAGCCATACTTGACAATTACTTAACAGTTTGAGCAAAAAAACTTTTTTAAAAAAAATTGAGTTTGTTTTTTTCTTTTTTTTCTACTTTTTTTATTTTAGACTAAATTTGTTAATTATTAGATCTATTTATTATTTAAAATCTTTAATTTTTCTTTATTTTAAGCCATTTTATTAAATCTTTTTTACTTCATATATGCAATTTTACTTAACAAGTGCAAAAATTTACTAAACACAAAGTTTGGACAATTTTTTAAAATTTTGTAAAAACTTCTTATATTTAGGCTTTATTTTTCACATTTGACATAAAACAAGCAAAAAAAAATGTCAAGTAGGTCACATAACTGGACTTATGTGATGTATTTTATTAATAATTTGTAAAAACTTTCAAGCAAAAAAATATAAGAGGCGGTATGGGGGAAGCAGACATACCATCACTAAATATTCTAAATCTCTCCCCTTCACCTATTTTAAGCCATTTTACTTTCTTGTAATCCATTTTCCAACAAAATCTTTATTAAAACAATCCATTTTCCAACAAAATCTTTACTAAATACTAAAAATTAATATACTATAAATAAAATTATAACTAATATATTTCACAATGGACATACTAACAAAAGACCAAGAATTAGAGATGCAAATGCAATTAGCTACCCAAAGTTCCAAAAATATAATAGAAAGCAATATAGAACAAATTTCTGACACTTCTGACTCACTTTTTCTATCTGATGATTATACTAAGAAGAAAAATTCAGAGATTATTGAATTAGCAGATGAGATATTAGTAAATAAGTTAAAAGGTTGATGAGCATGAATATGAGTAAAAGAATTAGTTGATATAAAAGATAAAGCATTTAAACAGATACAAATTTTAGAATGAAATTGAGCAGCTGTTGATTCTTCTTGAATTATACCAGCAAATATTACAATTAATATATTAAATAAGAATGGATAAAGAAAAGCAATTAGTTTTAGTTAGTAAGAAGCAATTAGAGGCAATAAAAACATTTTTCAATGACACAACAGAAGATATGTTGTATTGAGGGGCTGCCAGATGAGGTAAATCAGAGGTTATAGGTATTATTCTTGCTATTTGTATTTCTGCATTTCCTTGAAGTGCATGGTTATTATCAAGAACTTCATTATCAGATTTAAAAGCAACAACTTTGGCTACATTTTTTAAAGTAATAAAAAGGTTTTGATATTGAGACAAGACATATAAAGATAAAGTAAGAGATGAGAGGCATATTGTGTTTAATAATGAAAGTAAGTTGTTTGTGATACAGGTAAATTTGGAGCCTTGAGATCCTGAATTTGATAGAATTTGAAGTTACTGATATACTTGATGATTTTTAGATGAGTGACAACAAATGAGTAATAAAGTAAGAGAGGTACTTCAAGGTAGACTTTCTGAGCTTAATTGAAGTTTTACCATTGAGGTTCCTTATTCTTATAAGAAATATAAAGAAGATGAATTAAATCCATGATATACAGTTGATTTTGGGATTGTTTGAGAAACACAAAGAAATAGAGAAGATATAAAAACACCTAAAAGTAAAATAAAAGAAATAAGAGTAGATAATTGATTATATACAGTTGTTGTGTGATATGAGAAATTGTTTATACCATATAAGATACTTAAAGTAGAAGAAAAGAATTGAAAATTATATCATACTTATAGTTGGCATTTTAAAGGTGTTATATTTACATGATGTAATCCTTGACAAAATTTTACAAAAACTGAATTTTATAATCCTTGGAGAGATTGAAAATTACCTGATTATATGTCATTTTTACCAGCTAAGGTAGATGATAATCCTTGGGTAGATGAAAAATATATTGATAGACTGAGAAGACTACCAGAGGAGTCAATAAGAAAACAAAGACTACTTTATGGTAATTTTGATTATGATGATAGCCCTTGATTACTATTTGATACAAATACTATTCAGAAAATGTTTGATAGATATGTGGAACATTGAGCTGATGATACTCCATATATAACAGTAGATGCTGCTAGGCAAGGTAAGGATACAACTGAGATTGGTGTTTGGAGATGACTTGAATTATTTGAAATACATAAAATATCAAAAATGGATTTAGTTTGACAAGCAGAATTTATAGAAGAATTAATGTGAAAATATTGAGTTGATAATAATAATGTTATAATTGATGAGGTTTGAGTATGATGAGGATTGGTTGATATGTTAAGAGTAAGATGATTTATTGGTAATAGTCAACCATTACAACCATATGCTAGTAAATTTCTTTCTTATAAGAAAAGAAACTATGCAAATTTAAGAACACAAGCTTTTTACTATTTGCAAAAATACATGAGCCATATTTCAATAAAAAACATTGACATTGATACAAAAGAACTAATAACAAATGAACTTCTTACAGTAAAAGAAAAGAATGTTGATTGAGATAGTAAAATGCAGATTGTTCCTAAAAGTCAAATGAAAGAAGAACTTTGAAGAAGTCCAGATTTAGCAGATATGCTAAGTATGAGAATGTGGTGGTTGATAGATAGAGATTTTAGAACACCACAAAAGAAAGAAGAAGTTGTGGAAGAAAAAAAAGATGAGCTTTATGATTATATAATGTGATTTGACAGAAAAAAACAAAATAATCTTGATTTAGATGTATATTAATATATAATAGTAAGGAATATAACCATAATTTTATAAAATATGCTTAAAGATTTAGTAGAAAAATCTTGATTATCAGAAGACGATATTCTTCAACAGGTTAAGTTTGAGTTTGATAAATGATTTTCTTATGTGACACCAATAAGAAAAGAATTTGATAAAGAAGATAAATTATTTAGGAATGAGAAAAAGAAGAAAGATAAACTTTGAGATTTTACTTATTACTCTGTGTATTCTGCTTTATTAGCAAGAAGTTATGTAAATAAACCTGAAAGTCAGTTTGAAAGTGAAATGTGAAACAAAGATATTGTTGATAAATTGAATAAAATTGTTGAACAAGATTTCAATGAAACTGATATGGAAGTAATGAAATACTTTAGAGATAGTGATAAATTCAAGAGATGAGTATGAATTATTGTTAAACAAGGTTGGGACTGAGTAAATAAAAGATGAATTTTTACTAAAATAGACCCTAGACTTTGGATACCAGATCCTGATTGAGATTATGTGAGCTGAAAATATGCTTTTAGTTGATTTCAAGCTGATATTTATAAAAAAGATTTAGAATCTATTGACTGATTAGAAAAAATTAATTTTGATGAACTTAGTCAAAATGAAACAAGTGATTGAAGTAAGACAGTAAAAAGGAGAGATAGACAAGCAAATAATCTTTCTTATACATGAACTAAGAATCAATATAATCCAAATTATGACATTTATTATCATTTTTCATACTTTAATTGAGTTCCTGCAATGGTAATGACTGCAAATGACAATACAGTTATACTGAAAGTAAAATTAGTAAAACCAATTACTCCAGATGAAGTAAAAGATAATTCATTAATTAAATTACCATTTGCTTTTACTTATTGGATACCAGACTGAACACCATTTGGTATGAGAGTTCCTACATTTACTGCTGATGCTCAAAAAGCTAAAGCTGTGATGAATAACTTAAGAATGGATAAGGAATTAGCTGAATTATATCCAATGTATTTAAGAAATACTAATATTTTACCAGATAGTTGAGATATTGAGTTTGGATTTAATAAGATAATTGATGTTACTCCACTTGAATGACAAAGTATAAAAGATTGATTATTACCAATACAGAAAGATTTTAGAAGTGATAATTCATTTCAAATTGAAAATTCTATTGATAGAAATATTGCTTCAACTACTTCTATATGAAAGACTACTCAAGGTTCTTTACCTAGTAGAAGAGAAACTGCTACAACAAATGCAATAGTTCAAGATAATACTGATATTAATTTAGCATTAGCAGAAAAAGTAGAGGCTTGGGGCGAAAAACAACTATTAAGATTAATTTTAAGAGCATATCAAGAAGATTTTACTAATTGAGATATTAAAAAATTAACTTATAAAACTTGATATTGATTAGTTACTTTAAAATTAAAAAAGAATGAATTTCTTACTAATTGAATTTTAAAGATAAAAATTGTTACTAAAACTGAGATTGAGAAGACAAAAAAAGAGGAACAATTAGCATTATGAAATGCTATTGGTATGATACAAACTCTTCCTATAACTGAAAGTGGTAAAAAATTTCTTTATAGAGAATATTTTGAAAGTATTTGATTAGATAAAGAAAAAGCTGAAAGAATAGTTGATTATACACCTGATGAAATTCAAGCAATTACTAATGTTGAATTATTAAATGAATGAATAATGCTTGAAGTAAGAATAGATTATGATCCAATGACACATTTATCAGCATTAAAAAGTGCAAGACCATGATTGAATGTAGAGTTATATAAAAGATGATTACTAGAATTGTATAAAATAAAAGGCTGACAACAAGCATGATGACAAATGTGACAAGCTGAACAATGAATAGCAAATAATATGGCTGCACAAAGTATGGCTAATATTGCTAATCAACAACAAAGTTTAAATAATAACCAATAATTAATATGAGTTTAAAGGAATGATTAAAAAGTTTAAAAAGATATGAAAAAAGTGATAGTTTTAAAGAATTATTGAAATATTCTGAAGAAAAACAAGAAGAAATTAGATTAAAAAATAGAGAAATTTTTAAAAATAGAGATAAAATTGAGCTTAAATATTCTTATTTGAATGAAAAATATACTCAAATTGAAGTTTTAGAGGATTTATTACCAAAAATTGAAGATACATTTTTTTCTGATTATATAAAAATGAGAATAGAAAGAACTTATCAAGCAATAGATAATTCTTTACAAGCAGAAGAAATTATTTATAGTGAAATAGACTTAAATAAAATAAAAAGATGAGAATATTATGCTATAAAAGCATATTTATGATTTGCAATAGATATATTCTCTGATAAGAAAAAACATTCTGATGCATTTAAAAGCCTTGACCCATATGTAAAATAATAGGTCAATATGGAATAGATTATAATGTAGTCTATTTCTATTGGTTTGTTATAAACAACCAAGCATTTTATATGCCATAACATAAATAATATGGAAAATCAAGAATATCAAGACTTAGATCTTGATGAGTCAACTTCATTAGACTCTGACTTAGATGTTGAAAATAATGAAGCTGGAGATGATAATTCTTCAGAAGAATGACAAGATGGTTCTAAAAATAATTCTAAATCTAATTTTAAAAAACTTTATAAAAAGGTAAAGGAATTAGAAAGAGAGAATAAAGAACTAAAAGAAAAAGCTACAAAAGAAGATAAAGCTGAAATTCCAAAAGATAAAGCTTTAGAACTAAAGATATTTTGACTTGAAAATCCAGATAGTAAGGAATTTCTTGGAGAAATTGCAAAAGTAGCTGATGAACATAATTTTGATTATGATACTGCTTGGACATTCTTAAAGACTACTATGCCAAAAGAAAGTAAGACTTACAATGATTTTGTCACTAAAGGTACAAAATCTAATGCAAAAATTGATTATAAGTCAATAACATTAGAAGAAAGTGCAAAATTATCTCCAGAAGAAAGAAAAGCATGGAGAAAAGCAAATTGATTTGGATAGTAAGTTTAAAATTATCATACATTTAATTGATAATTTAAAAAAATAATGGCTAATCAAATTACATCTGCTGTAAAACAACATTGGGCAGATATGTTTCAAGAAAATCTTGAAAAAGACTTATTAGGTATGGAATTATGTTCTTTAGTAAATATTCCAAATGGTGATACTAAAAATCTTCCAACTATAAATTTACAAAGATATGTTCAATATCAAAAATATACTCCTGTTACTAGTCAAGAAATAAAAACTGGTAATGACCAAATTGTTATCAATAGAACTCCAATGGTTCCATTTGAAATTGATAGAATTGATGTTGATGATGCATATCTTGAAATAACTCCTGAATTAATTTCTGGTGCAGGTTATGTATTAAAATCAGCTGTTGATGGAGATATTTTAAATAAAGCATTAGAAGCTAAACATGTTTATAATTCTGCTGGTTTAGATCAATGAGCTGGTGACCCTATTGCATTAACTACTGCTAATTTAGCTGAAGTTGTAGGTAAAGCTAGAACTAGATTAGTTTCAAAAGGTGTTAATCCACAAAATTTAGCATTAGTTGTAGATACAGATAATGTTGATTTAATTTCAAATTTAGGTATTGAAAAAGGTTTCAATGTTGCTGATGAAGCTTTTGCTAGAGGTTATAGAGGTAATTTCAAAGCATTACAAACTTATGAAACTAATAATTTAACTGCTACTAGAACATTAGCTTTAGCTACAAATCCTACTGCTGATGACACTATTACAATTTTAGGTAATACTTTTAAATTTGTTTCTGCTTTAGCTAATGCTGGAGATGTATTAATTGGTGCTGATGTAGCTGCTACTACTGCTAACTTAATTGCTGCTGTAAATGTTGCTGCTGGAGAAGGTACTACTTATATTGGTCAAGAAGACCCATCTGAATTAATTGGTGTTACTGCTTCTGCTGTTACTGGTGGTGTATTATTTACTTCATTAACAGGTAGAATGTTTGCTTCATCTAATTTAACTGCTGCTGCTGATAAATTTGGTGTTGAAGCTGTTGAAGCAATGGTAATGGAAAAAGGTGCTATTAAATTAGCATTAAGAAATTCAGTTGAAATTAAACAAGATTCAGATCCAGATTCTTTAGTTGAAAAATTTAAAGTATGGTCTAGATATGGTGTGGCTGTTACTTCAAAAGGTAAAGCTAAAATGGTTAGAATATCTATTCAATGAGATGCTGCTGAATAATAACAATAGCTCATTATTAATTTAATGGGCATTTGTTAGTTTTTATGTTTATTAAATATTCAAAAATGAAAATAAATGTTTTAGATAATTGAAAAAGAATTACTATTGAAGCAAAAGATGTAAATAAAAAAGAATATTTACATATTAGTGGTAGAGAATTTACTAAAGAAGAAAAAGAAAGATTTTCTTGAGTAAAATCTAAAAACACTAATAAACCAAAAAGATAAATAGTAGACTTAGTTTATTAATAGAAATATTAATAGACTAAGATTTATTACTTATTTAAATAAAACAATGGATTATAAAAAAATGGCTTGATTAGCTAGAGAATTAGCAAATGTTAGTGAAGATGATTTTTCAGATGGAAGATTATTACCATTTTTTAATGCTGTAAAA